ATGTTGGCTGCTAAGGGTGGCGGCGGTGGCCCTCCTCCAATGGGTGGCCCAATGATGCCTCCTCCCGGCGCACCTCCTATGATGCGTAAATCGGGTGGTCGCACTACATATCCAATCACAACAGCTTCTGGTGGTGGCAACGCTAGGCTTGAAAAAGTTCCTGCGTATGGGCTGAAACAGCCGACGTTCTAAAGAACGTACATAGCCAGTTAAGAAAGGCCGCAGACCCTCCCTCTGCGGCCTTTTTTATTTTAAAATGGTTGGAATGATGGGGTCATAACTTCTACTTCAACCATCTCAACGCCAGATTTAGCAAAAACAAATTTGGCATCTTTTTTGGCAAGTTCTTTTTTCTCGTGTCGTTTATAAATGTAACCTGTTGCCGCAATTTTTGCGGAAGTTTCTCTTTTTTGTTCCCGTGTAAAATCATAATAACCTTTTGGTGTAATAGTCCAAAGCCACTTATTTTTCATTTTGTTTCTCCGTTGAAGCGTTAGTCAGTTTGGCCTGACATACATTATATAGCATAGCTTGAGATGCAGGTCAACACCTATTTAAAATTATTTTGGTGGGACTTACAGAAGATCACTAGAGCCGTTGGTTTGGCTCCCTGTATTTTGTCCATATGCAACAGACATATAGCAGCCGTTTAGAATACGAGGTTGGTCGTCTCATTGATGAGGCGATTGCCGATGAAACGTCTGTTTTGGTTGCCGGGTCTATTGAGGACATCAAAGACTACAAAATGCGCGTTGGCATGATCCGGGGCTTGTACAAGGCAAAGGAACTTATCAGCGAGGCAGACACCATTATTCAATCAGGGGAGAGAAGTTAATATGCCGTACATGAGAATGCATCATGCGGAAGACCCAAAGCAGATGATCATGAAAGAATTCAGCGATATCAACAATATTGAGGTTTTCAACACAAGCATCATTGTAGCGATCTATGTCCGCCCGGATACGACCAAGAGCGGGATCGTTCTGCCCGGTCAGACACGGGATGAGGACAAATATCAAGGAAAAGTCGGTCTTGTTGTCAAAAAAGGCAACTTGGCTTTTGTCGATGACAACGAGACTTGGTTCAAAGATGTTTCAGTTGATGTTGGGGATTGGGTTTATTTCCGTCCTTCTGAAGGCTGGGCAATGACAATTCATGGCGTTCTTTGCCGTGTGTTGAGAGACGTAGACGTGCGTGGAAAGATTTCAGCACCAGATGAGGTTTGGTAACATGGCTAAGGAAGATGACATTCAAGTTGAGTTGCCATTTGACGATAGTGCCGGAGTGGCAGAGGTTGCAAAGCCAGTCAAAGAAGCAAAAGTAGCCGCTAATGATGAGCAAACACCTGAAGAAGGTATTGCTGAACTGCGGGAGCGGCTAGAGCAAGAGAAGAAAGCTCGTATTGAAGCAGAAACTCGTGCAAATCAGGCACAGCAGTCTGCACACAAGGCTTCTCAGGACGTTCAAGATAGCAATTTGCAGTTAATCACAGGTGCAATTGATAAAATTAAACGTGAGACAGGCTATAACAAAGCTGAATACCGCGATGCTTTAGCCTCTGGAGACTATGACAAGGCAGCAGACATTCAAGAAATGATGTCTCTGAACTCAGCAAAGCTCCTTCAACTTGAGAACGGTCGGGTATCTTTAGAGAATAAACTTGCACAGCCTCAGAAGGTTGAACCGCATTATTCTAATCCTGTTGAAGAAATTGCACAGACGCTTTCTCCAAGGTCTGCTGCTTGGGTTAGGTCGCATCCTGAGTGCATTACAAACCCACGCCTGTATAAAAATATGGTGGACGCGCACAATGATGCTCTGCGTGACGGCTATATACCTGATTCAGAAGCATATTTTGACATGATTGAAACCCAACTGGGGTTTAAAAATCGTAGGCCACGCGATGATGGTGAAGATATAGTTCTTTCTGCTGCTTCAGCACCAGCACATAGGAGAGGCGCACCACCTGCCGCGCCTACTACCCGTACAGCATCAGGTACAGGCAACCGTACAACAACGGTCAGGCTCGACGCGAATCAGCGAGAGATGGCGTCGATGATGGGCATGACGCCTGAAGAATATGCCACAAACATGGTTGCGCTACGCAAAGAAGGCAAACTTAATTGAAGGAGATTGTTATGGAAGAAGAGACTGGAAAGTTGCCAAAGTTGGCTTCTGCATCATCTGTTAGGGGTGAAGTACGTGAGACGTTGCGGACTGAGACATCGCGTGATTTGGCAAAAATACGTGCTGATGAAATTAGGAAGCATCGTGCCGGAACTGAAATAGATGTCATGGATAGGTATTATATTGACCCAGAAATCATCCCTGATGGGTGGTCTTATGAATATAAACGCAAATCTGTTCATGGATTGGAAGATGCTGCCTATGAAGTCAATCTTGCTAGGGGTGGTTGGACTGCTGTGCCAGTTGATAGAAACGCAAGACATCGCGCTTTAATGCCACGAGGAAACTATTCTACTGTTGAAATTGACGGCATGATTTTAATGGAACGACCTTTGGAGTTGACAGAAGAAGCGCGTGATGTAGAATTGCGCCGAGCTAGAGGTCAAGTACGTGCTAAGGAGCAACAACTTGCATCTACGCCAGACGGAACGATGACTCGTGAACATGAACGTGTGCGACCATCAATTAAAAAGGGTTACGAGCCAATGCCAGTCCCAAAGGACTGAGGCCGTAGTCCGACCCGCCCTCTGGGAGGCAGGTAAAATTTGTCGTGGTTGGCAGTGCTAGGCGCATAGCAACCTCTTCATCAAGGAACATCAATTATGGCAAACACTTCTGCGCCATTTGGATTCCGTCAGTATGGTGGAACAGGCTCTGCTCCTACGTATGAGCAAGTTCCAGCACTGATATCATCCTCATACTCGACCGCAATCTTTTTTGGCGATCCTGTATACCCGCTAACCACTGGCTATATTGCTGGCTCGTCTGAAACTCCCGGCACAGTTCAAATTGCTGGCGTGTTTGTTGGGGCACAGTATCTCTCAACCTCCCAAAAGCGTACAGTTTGGAGTAACTATTGGCCCGGTTCTGACGCAACTGGCGACGTTACAGCTTACATTATTAACGATCCAAACGCTCGTTTCTTGGCACAAGTTGGCGGTTCCACAACCACAGGACTTACAAATGCTGATATCGCAGCAAACGTACAGTTTGCTTACGGTACTGGAACCACTGCAAACGGAATTTCAGGCGCATATGTTGTCTATAATTCTGCCACAACTACCAATACGCTTCCATTCCGGGTAGTAAACCTTGTCACAACACCTCCGGGTGCTGAAGGTACTGCTTCCGGTGCTTACAATCTTGTTGTTGTCGCGTTTAATAACGTGTCCACCAAGCAACTCTTATCAGTCGGCTAAGGAGTAAGGTATCATGGCTGTTAATCTCTCAGCAATTAAAGACCTTTTGCTCCCCGGTCTACGTGGAGTTGAAGGCAAGTACGAGATGATCCCATCTCAGTACGACAAGATGTTCACCAAGCATGAGTCAAAGATGGCTCTTGAGCGTACTGCTGAAATGCGGTTCCTCGGCTTGGCACAGTTGAAAACAGAAGGCGGTCAGACCGCTTTTGATAACAGTGCTGGTGAGCGGTACATCTACAATCAGGAGCATACTGAAATTGCTCTCGGTTACGCGATTACCCGCAAAGCCATCGACGATAATCTGTATAAGACACAGTTTATGCCGTCCAACCTCGGCCTGATTGAATCCTTTCAGCAAACCAAGGAAATTTACGGTGCAAACATTCTTAATACAGCTACGACGTATAATTCCTCAATTGGCGGTGACGGTGTTGCACTTTGCTCCACGGCGCATCCTATTGACGGAAGTACAGTTGCTAATACACCAAGCGTTCAACTTGATCTCAATGAAGCATCGCTCCTTAACAGTATGATAGGTGTGCGGACAAACTTCAAAGATCAGGCTGGCCTGAAGGTATTTGCCCGTGCGCGTAAGCTCATTGTCCCGCCACAGCTTGAACCAGTTGCTATCCGTCTTACAAAGACAGAACTGCGTCCGGGTACAGCAGATAATGATGTTAATGCCATAATGATGTCTTCCGGCGGTCTGCCAGAAGGTTACATGGTTAATGACTTCTTGACCTCTGCGTATGCTTGGTTCTTGCTGACCAACATCGACGGTCTGTCGTATATGGAACGTGTGGCCTTTGAAACCGACATGCAGGTCGATTTTGTTACAGATAACCTTCTTGTCAAGGGCTATGAGCGTTACTCGTTTGGTTACTATAACTGGCGTTCAATCTTTGGCTCGTTCCCAACATCGTAATCCAAAGGAGAAGGTAACATGGCTATTTCAGCATTCTCCGGTCCCGTAATTTCTTTTGGTCAGAACACCATTGGAACTACAACGGATTACAATCCACAATTAGGCCCGTCGCTCTTCTGGGGCGGCGTTGGTCGCCTTGATCCTCGTCCTAATTTTGCTTACATCCCCGGTCAGAACTACGGTGCATTTACCGCTGGTTTTGCAACGTCGGATACTCAGACCATCAGTGCTACTCCTTATGCGCTTGGTTCTGCTGCAATCGCAGCAGCCGCAGCAACTACGGCTAGCACAGCTATGACGCTTGTTTCAACAAACTCAACGTCAACAGGTGTCTCAATTAGCGCATCGTGCATCAACTATAATACTGGTGCAACGGTGACTGGCCTTTTGCTTCTTGATGGTTTTGCATCCTTCACGGGTGTGGTAGCAAGCAGCATCTTGACCGTATCGTCCCTGACTGGGGTTATTACGATTGGGATGACCTTGACTGGCACTGGCGTTAATTCTGGTACTACTGTTGTAAATCAGCTTACTGGGCCTCCCGGTGGTGCTGGAACTTATACGGTACAAGGTGACGATACTGTTGGTTCCACGACTATAACGGGACAAGCAGCTTTAGGGCCAACCGCATTTGGGCAGCCTTTCAGCGATACTAATTCCGTTTATCTCTGGAACCCACAGGCTCTTGTTTCTCGCGCAGTGAGTATTGTTCCGGTTTCTGGTACATCAACGGCGGCAGTTATCTTTACTGTTTCTGGTTACGACATTTATGGCGTACCAATGAGTGAAGCAATTACTGTACCGATAAGCACGACGACGGCTACGACGACCAACGGCAAAAAAGCATTTAAGTATATTGCTTCTGTAACGCCTAATGTTACAAATGCAATTACTTATAGCGTTGGCACAACGGATATCTTTGGTCTTCCCATCCTCTCTAATTTCTTCAGCGATGTAGCTATCAACTATAACGCTGCTGGAATTACAGCGAGTACGGGATATGTTGCGGCAGTGACTACAAGTCCTGCAACAACAACCACGGGTGATGTACGTGGTACGTATGCTGTACAGTCGGCAACGGATGCGTCAAAGCGACTTGCTATCCGGCAATTTGTTCTTCCAGCCAATATGGGTTCCACTACGGGCCTGTTTGGCGTCACACAAGCATAATGAGGTTTATTATGAAAGGTCGTCATCGTAAGGCCGCTGGTGGCATGGTTGAGAAGGGCGTTGTTGCAAATGACGCCTCCCCAACTGATGTTTACTCAGGTTCCGGCTCTAATGTTGTTAAGGCTGCTAAACAGCGTAAAGCTGGCGGTAAGGTTTCTGGTTTTATGGCTAAGATGCGGTCTGACCGCCCTGCCCGTAAATCTGGCGGTCGCACAGGTTCAAACATGAACCCGCTGTCGTCTGCTCATGCAGGAACGGAACCAACGGGCCATAAATCAATGGTCAATTGTTAGTCTTTGATTTTCTTAAATCATGGAGTAAGATAGGCGGGACTTAACAGTCCCGTCTTTCATATGGGGGCTTCAAATGGCTACTACACCTGCTTGGCAACGCTCTGAAGGCAAATCTCCTTCAGGCGGGTTAAATGAAAAAGGCAGAGCTTCTGCAAAAGCGGAAGGTCATAACCTTAAAGCCCCGACAAAGGATTCAGACAATCCTCGACATAAATCATTTTGCGAGCGTATGACTGGTATGAAGCGTAAGCGCACGGGTGCTGCCGCTGCTGCTGATCCTGATAGCAGGATTAATAAGTCTCTCAGGAAGTGGGGTTGCTAATGTCAGACAAACCATTCTGGGAACAAAAATTACCCAAAGATCATCATACCAAGCACTTGTCCAACAAACAGGAACAAAGTGCTAAAGCTAGAGCAAGGGCGGCAGGTAGGCCATACCCAAACTTAGTTGACAATGCAGCGGCGTCCCGCAGGAAAGGCAAATAAAATGCGAGCAGTAATCATCAATGTTGGGCCTTATGCTGCCCCAAGCGCAACAAACATCCGCACGGCATCGTCGATTGCAGCGGCTGGAACAGTTACTCTGAATGGTTCTTTGGTCAGTAGCGGAACGGCTACATTGGATCAGCCTCGGCGTGTATTGTTCACGTCTGTGGGGAACGATAGCGGGATTACGTTCACCGTCACTGGGACAGACTGGAATAATATGCCAGCGAGTGAAGTTGTAACTGGGGCAAATGCAACAACGACGTACACGGTTTATGATTTTAAAACGGTTACTTCAGTCGTTGCCTCTGGCGCGTCTGCTAATAGTGTTAGCATTGGCACAAACGCAATTGCATCTAGCCGTCCGGTATTTTTGGATTTGTATGCTGATAGCAGCACATATGTTCAAACAGACACGGGTGGTGCTTCTGGTGTTACTTATACAATTCAATATTCTGGCGATAATCCAAATAATTACCAGATTGGAATTGGTACTGAAACATACGTGAATTCTCGTTGGGTTAATTCTGGAACAGCAGCATTGGTAAATGCAACGGGAGCAGTGAACGCTAACCAATCAGGTATCCCAACAATGGCTCGTGTTTACGTCAGCAATGCAGGATCAAATACATCTGGCACTGTTCATGTAAACTTCAATCAAGCTGGCATGATTTCTCAGTAATTCAAAATAGGACTGTAACATGGTTGGCAATGTCACAATAACAGCACTACCTGCGGGTGGGACAGTAGGATCAACTGATCCTTTCCCATCCGTGCAGTCTACCAATACGGTAAAAATAACAGCTACACAGATGAGAACTTTTGTTCTTAACAGTAGCGCAACTTTTGCTATTGGAACGGGTGCTGCTGCTACAACAATTGCTGGAACTGGTGCTTACAATTTAACGCTCACGACAAACAGCGGCGCATCTAATCAAGGCACTATTACGATAGCAAATGGAGCCAACGGTAACATTACTATTGATCCTGATGGCACTGGCATAATTTCTTTAGCAGGTGTTACAACCGGAACAGGTTCCATAACAAGTTCATCCAGTAGCGGTGGTATTGGTTATTCAACTGGTGCTGGTGGGACAGTTACTCAAGCCACAAGCAAAAGTACCACTGTAGCTCTAAATGCGGTTACTGGAACGATTGTGATGAATGGTGCTTCCCTTGCTGCGGCTACGGTTGTGGCGTTTACTTTTACAAATACGTCGATAGCCGCGACTGACATGGTTGTTATAAATCACTCGTCAGTAGGAACACTGAGCGGGTATAGCTTTGCAGTAACACCGGGTGCTGGAACCTCAACAGTATCTGTTAGAAACAACACTGCGGGTGCATTGGCTGAAGCTATTGTGTTACAGTTTGCTATTATTAAATCCGTCACTGGTTAATCGGAGCCAACTATGACAACGAGTGGAACATACGCTTTCAATCCAAGTCTTGGAGAGTTGACGCTGTATGCTTTCAACTTGTGCGGCATACGTAATACGTCTCTCCTTCAAGAGCATATGACTTCTGCCCGGATGGCAACAAACTTGATGCTGTCCCGCTGGTCAAATATGGGCGTTAATCTTTGGAAAGTTGATCTGGTCACAGTACCTTTGGTGACGGGCGTCTCGACTTATAATGTAGACCAAAACACGGTTATGGTACTTGATACATATGTTACAACGGCTCAAACTGGTCAGAACATTGACCGCATTATATTACCAATCAGTCGTACTGAGTATGCATCTTATCCAAATAAAGAGCAGGAGGGGTTCCCAACTGTCTATTGGTTTGATCGTCTTGTTAGCCCTACGCTCACTATATGGCCTGTTCCAAACACTTCTAACGGGCCTACAACGCTTAGTTACTACCGTGTTACGCAAATTGAAGATGCTAATTTTAAAAGTGGTCAGACGGTAGACATCCCATATCGTTGGATGGAAGCATTTGCCAATGGTCTTGCTTACAATTTGGCTCGTGTGTGGAACCCGCAAATGGTTGTCCAACTAAAGCCTGAAGCAGATGAATCATATATGATTGCGGCAGGTCAGGACGTTGAAGTTGTAAACATGTATATCAGCCCAATGGTTTCTGGTTATTGGAGGTCGTAAATGCGTCCTCACGGTCGTGCTAGAGTAAGCACTAGAAATCCACAGGCGTTTGGTATTTGCGACCGTTGTGGTTTTTTATACAACCATACTAATCTGATGTGGCAGTTTGATTGGGCTGGAGCAAGTCTGATCAATAAGCGCATCCTAGTATGCAAACCGTGCAATGACGTTCCTCAGAATCAGTTGAGAGCAATTGTTCTTCCGGCAGACCCTGTTCCAATTATGAACCCTCGCGTTGAAGCATATGCATCTGCTGAAACAGACACTCGCGTGATTATAGTTTCTTCAACCGTTGATCCGACAACTGGTTTGACAATCAACGTGTATGCAACCCGTGTAACGCAAGACGATCAACCTCGTGTAGATCAACCTATTGGTGTTCCTACAGGCTTGGTTCAATCTGCTGTAATGCCTTTATATGCCAACGTGACATACGGCGTAGAACTCTCTGTATTGTCAATCACGGCAAATGGCACGACCATTGTTACGGTGACGTGTTCAGACGTTCATGGGCTGACTACAAACGATGTAGTTTCTATTGAAGGCACGTCTACTGCAAAAGCAGACGGGTTTTATAATGTCGTAGTAACTTCAGCTACAGCATTTACATATGAAACCAACAAAACAATCACGGCTAGTAGCCTTCAAGAGGTTTCAACTCGCATAATAACTGCTATAGTGGGTACGCCTTATGGATTTGATCAGATACCAAAAACGGGAATTTAATTATGGCTAACATTACCATTCCCAATCTTCCTGCCGCTACCTCTCTTAACGGGGACGAGCAGTTTGAAACGGTTCAGAGCGGAACATCAAATAGAACAACTACTCAACAGATTGCAGATTATGTTGTTAGCGCAGGAATTTATGGGCCTATTGCTAATAGCACTGTAGTTTCAAACATATCTGGTGCAACGGCGGAACCAACTGCAAATTCATTAACGTCAATCATAGATTATTCTTTTGGCAGCACAATTGGTGATATCTTATATCGTAGCGGTGCAGGTTGGGCTGTGCTTGCGCCGGGAATTTCTGGTCAAGTTCTTTCAACCCAAGGGGTTAATTTTGACCCTATTTGGCGGTCTACACCCGGCACAGGCACGGTAACATCGATCACGGCGGGGACAAACCTGTCTGCCACACCTGCAAATCCGATTACAGCATCCGGCACAATTAGCACAGTTGATAATCCTGTATTTGCCACATCAACCACAACTCCTGTTGTTTACGGTGGCACAGCGGCATCGTCCAATTTGACGCTTCAATCGACGAGCGGAGTAGGAACGACAGACAGCATATCCCTGAAGGTGGGGAATGCAGGTGCTATTACAGCACTGGGGGTTGATACATCTGGTGTAGTGACACTGTCATCAGCTTTGCCTGCCACATCAGGCGGTACGGGCCAGACATCATACACAGTTGGCGATTTGCTTTATGCGTCTTCCTCAACAGCCTTGTCAAAACTCGCGGACGTGGCGACTGGGTCTGTTCTGATCTCTGGCGGGGTTGGTGCCGCGCCTTCCTATTCGGCTTCTCCAACGCTGACGACCTCGCTGACAACGCCGCTTCTTATTGGCGGCACGACGGCATCCTCGTCATTGACGCTTCAATCAACGTCCGGTGTTGGCACGACAGATAAAATTCTTTTTAAAGTTGGCAACAATGGTGCTGTTACGGGTGGGACAATCGGAACAACAGGAAATTGGGGATTTGGCGGAAATGCAACTACATTCATTGGTCTTGCTGTTCCGTTAGTCATCACAGGCGCAACCTCTGCTTACGGTCAGCGCATTAATGGCAACGTCCAATCAGACGTGACTACTCTTGCGGCAGCTTATTTCTCAAATATTGCTCTTCAAAACGCTTCTTTTACAACGACAGACCTTGTCCATTTCCTCGCAAACCCGCCAACGGGCGGGGCGGGTTCTACGGCAACAAACCAATATGGTTTTAAGGCAAACAGCACACTTGGTTCAAATGGCGCGGCAACTGTTACAAACTCTTACGGGTTTTACAGCGACCTTGCTTCTGCTTCAAACAAATGGAATTTTTACGCTAACGGAACTGCGGATAATTATTTTGGTGGCAACGTAGGCATCGGATCGACGTCGCTAACAACTACAAATCTACGGGTATCAAAAAGCATAACCGGAGGCACAATAGCACAAAGCATTAGGTCAGACGGAGCAATCCAGTCAGATGTAACAGGCAGTGGTGCTTATTATGTATCGGCTGCTAGTATGGCGTCTGGGACGTTAGGTAATTTAAACCATTATCAAGCTAATCAAGCAACGGTTGCAGCGACTGTTACCAATCAAAGCGGATTTACTTCAACCGCAACTTTAATTGGAGCCACCAACAACTACGCGTTTATTGCCGCCGACACCGCCGCAGTAACGGCTGGCAAGACTGCATACGGCTATTACTCCGCAGTAAACACAGCCACAGGCGGCGGTACGACTTATCAGTTTTATGCAGCGGGAACTGCGCCAAGCGTAATCAATGGCACTGTCACGCTCGGCACACCTTTGGCAGTCTCTTCCGGCGGCACAGGCGCAACGACATCAAACGCCGCTCTGACAAACCTGACGACGTTCACAAGCACCGCAACAGCGGGTGCAACGACCACGCTGACCAACACAAGCACATACTTCCAGTTTTTTACTGGAGTGCTTACGCAAACGATCACGTTGCCTGTGACGAGCACTTTGGCTCAGGGCTGGACGTTTCACATCGTCAACAACAGCACTGGAAATTTGACAGTCAATTCATCCGGCGCGAACTTTGTCATTACGGTTCTCCCCGGCACGACCGTAATGTGCACATGCATTGGAACTGCATTAACAACTGCCGCTGATTGGGAAGCGGGTTACACGGACTTCTCAACCGCGACAGGCGCAGGCTCGGTTGTTCTTTCCGCAAGCCCGACGCTGACGGGAACGACAACTGCGACAACACTGACTGCGACAACCCTCACAGCAACTGCGGGTGCTGGGTTTCAGAACATGGTTGTTTTGACATCCGGTGCTTCTTATTCACTGCCAGCCGCTGTTCAGGTTACTGGTGCTAAGTTTAAAATCACTGTTATTGGTGGCGGTGGCGCAGGTGGCGGCAACCCAGCGACAGCGGCAACCGCAGGTGGCGGCGGTGGCGCAGGTGGTGTCGGTGTTGCAATTGTAACTTTTGTTACAGGACAAACATCAATTACAACGTCATTTGGAGCGGCAGGCGCGGCGTCCTCTGGTGCTGTAGGCGGTAACGGTGGCGCAACGACTGCAACGTATAATGCGTTGACGTATATTGGAACGGGCGGAGGCGGTGGCGCGTTAGGTGCGGCTACGTCTGCGGGTGGTGCTGGCGGTACAGGGACTACCGGAACCGGAACCGTGGTTCTTGCTCCAACTGGACAAGTTGGCGGTACTGGCGGCACAACAACAGCGGTTGCTGGTGTTACATACCTTAATAACTCAGGTGCTAATACAGCCCTTGGTTATGGCATGGGTGGCCTTATGCCGTTTGCTGGCGCAACTGGTTCTGCGGGTGTGGTTGCGTCTGGTTATGGTGCGTGTGGGTCTGGTTCTGTAGCGGGTTCAACGGCAACGGCTCGTGCTGGCGGAAACGGTACGCTTGGTGCAATTATCATTGAATACTGATGGGAAGAAATCATGCCAATAAAACTTAGAGGCTCGACATCTGGCGATATAACCCTAACAGCAGCGGCTGTAGCAGGGACTAATACGCTTACGCTTCCGGCTGTAACTGACACGCTTGTAGGTCTAGCGGCTACACAGACGCTTACTGGCAAGACGTTGACGGGTGCTACCTTATCAGCAGGAACAACAACAGTCGCTCCGTTAGATTTTACATCTGGAACAAATCTGACATCCGCCCTTGCTGGTGCAATAGAATATGATGGCAAGGTATTTTATGGAACCCCGCAAGGCACACAGCGCGGCGTAATTCCGGGGATGCAGTTCTTTCGGCTGAACGCTGATCTTGCAGGCGCAAACGTCAGCACGGTGCAAAGTGTGTTTGGTGTTAGCGTCACGTTGTCTGCCTCAACGGTGTATGCTTTTGAGGCCATATACTATTTTAACAAAACAGTAGGCGCAACAGCGCACACCGTTGGTATTGGGTTTGGTGGAACGGCAACACTTAACAGCGTTCTTTACGGCGGCATTGCTTTTGATGGGGTTACTCCGCTTCCAACAAGAGCAAGCTCAGGAACTTCACAAATAGCTTCTGCTTCTGCTGCAAATTTAACAATTACCGGACCAATAGCTAATGCTGCCTTAACAATTTTTTCAAGTATTAAAGGCATTGTCAGCATCAATGGCGGCGGTACATTCACGCCTCAGTACACGCTCTCTGCTGCTCCCGGCGGTGCGTACAGCACTATGGCAAATAGCTACTTCTTGATCTACCCAATCGGTGCATCTGGGGCTAACGTCAACGTAGGAACATGGGCATGACGGTAACAATTAACGGAACTACAGGTATAGCTGGTGTTGATGGCTCTGCTGCTACTCCAGCAGTGCAGGGTGCTGATACCAACACGGGTATCTTCTTTCCTGCCGCTGATACGATTGCCTTCACTGAAGGCGGTGCGGAAGCGATGCGGATTAACTCGTCTGGTCAGGTAGGGATTGGGACGACTACGCCAAACGCTAATCTTGAGGTGTCTGGGACGGCTACGGCGGTAAATATTACTAGATACTCAACAGATACTGGTGTTTCAAGTTTAGTCTTTAGAAAATCTCGCGGGACTGAAGCGTCCCCAACAATAATTTCTTCTGGCGATAACATTGGTTCAATTTTGTTCCAAGGATATGACGGGAGTAGTTTTAGTAATGCGGCTCAAATATTGGTTCAATGTGCCGCAACCCCCGGAGCAACCGATATGCCGGGAAATATGTTATTCCGCGTATCGCCAGATGGATCAGCAACTGTTGTCAATCAAGCATCACTTAGTTCGGCAGGGCTATTCTCATTCAATTCCGGCTACGGCTCGGCAGCGGTGGCATACGGCTGCCGTGCGTGGGTAAACTTTGATGGCACGGGAACACCTGCTATCCGTGCTAGTGGCAATGTTACAAGTATTACGGATGGTGGGACTGGAATATTTACATTGAATTTTGCAACAGCACTAGTTGACACTAATTATGCTTTTGTATCGACAACTAGCGGTTCTGCAACTGGCAGTGCTAGTTTTAGATCAGCAGGCGGTAGCCAAGGAAGAGATTATGCTACTACGTCGGTTACATTACTTTGCTTTGCTATTGATAGTGCTAATAATGCTGATGATCCAGTTTTAGCCAATGTTGCAATATTTAGGTAAGGGCGTCCAATGAACCGCATCATATACCCAAACGACGACGGTGGAGTTTCCATCATCATCCCCGCTCCAGAGGCTCTTGAGACAATGACCATTGAGGAAATCGCTGCCAAGGATGTACCTGCTGGTAAGCCATTCAAGATCGTGGACGTGTCCGACATTCCATCCGACCGCACGTTCCGCAATGCGTGGGAGTATTCTGAATGATCACGATCAACATCGACAAAGCCAAGGACATCACCAAGCAGCGTCTACGGGCAGAGCGTGAGCCACTACTCGCCGCGCAGGACGTAGCGTTCCAACGTGCGCTAGAAAGCGGCGCAGACACCGCAGCCATCGTTGCAGAGAAGCAGCGTCTAAGGGATGTGACTGCATTGGTAGACACTTGCTCGACACTAGACGAGTTAAAAGCACTTGAGGTGACACCATGAGTACGATTAAAGTCACTAACATACAGAATGAATCGTCAGCTACAGTAAACATGAGTTTGGGAACGGCTGGTGAAGTTACACTAGCAAAAAGCCCAAAGTTAAATGGTTCTACGTCTGGGACACTCACAATTGCCGCTCCTGCTGTAGCGGGTACTAATACAATTACATTCCCTGCTGCGACAGACACGGTTGCAACCCTTGCCGCTACCCAGACGCTTACTAATAAGACGTTAACTAGCCCGACGATTACGGGTGCTGTTGTATCCTCAATGGGCAGCAGCGTACTTACACGAGCAACCGCGCAAACACAACCAGCATCTCCTTCGGCGGTTGCTAATGTTGACTTTATAGGCATCCCGTCATGGGTAAAACGCGTCTCGGTTATGTTCTCTGAAGTAAGCACAAGCGGAACAAGCAATTATATTATCCAGCTTGGATACGGTGCAACACCAACATATGTGACAAGTGGATATTTAGGTTCAGTAGTAGCTGGAGGAGGAACAGCAACTTCTTTTAGTACTGGATTTATGCTTAATAATGGTAGCGCAGCAACAGATGCTTATAGCGGAATTGCAACCATAACAAATATAACAGGTAATGCTTGGACTATGACAAGCGTTTTAGGCATTACAACTAACAATGCCAACCGATATGCCGCTGGAAATGTCAGCACAGTTACTGTCTTGACTGCAATCCGTATTACCACCGTAACCGGCACAGACACTTTTGACGCTGGCACTATCAACATCATGTACGAGTAACATTATGGACATCCAAGAAAGCAAACTTGCAATTGATTCAACCATAGCGACAGGTGCTATTACAATGCCGTTATGGGTTGCTCAATTGCAAGGTTGGATTGGACTTGGTATTTCTGTTGGTGGTCTTATCTTGATTGTCATGCGTATTATTATTGCTTTTAGAGATTGGCAAAAAAGGCAATAAATGGACCCGTTTACGATCCTCGCTGGCGCACAGGCCATCTATAGCGGCATAAAGTCAATGACCGACAATGCCCACGACGCTATAGATGTTGCAGAGCGCGTAGGATCGTTATTTTCTCGTGTTGCTCAAATTGTGCAATTAACTTCTACAAACAGGAAAAAGACACTTTTCCAAAGCCAATCTGATTTTGAAGCTGAAGCAATCAAGATGTACACGTTGCGGCAGAAAGCCCAACAACTACAACTTGACTGTAAAAACCTTTTTATTGGAACTTACGGGCCACAAGCGTGGGCAGGAATTCAAAAAGAGATAATTGAAATGAAAAAGGAAGCGGTACGTCAAGCCGCTGCTGCTCAAAGAGAAGCAGAAGAACGCCGTGCAGAGCTTATCATGGGCGCGTGGATGTTCTTGGGCGTCATCGTTATGGCTCTTGGCCTTGCACTCTTTGTTTACTTCACGGCGCACAAATGAAGTACCTGTTGGCGGTTGCATTTTTGGTCCTGTCAGGATGTGAGGACCGTTACCGTTACCCGTGCCAAGACCCTAAAAATTGGGATGCCGCTGAGTGTAACCCACCTATTTGCACCGCCTCTGGAACCTGTTCCGCAGACACCCTCAAGAGAAACCCGTGCGGGGCCGTGCCGAGATGAGGATCAGAGAAGATGAACTTCACGCACTGCTTCAATTCATCATTGGCATCAGCCTGTGCTTGACGCTTACGGGAACGGTGTTTGCCGTGCTGTACAGCCTGATATTTGTGGTGCAGCCGATAGATGGACAAGCACCAAACGACCAAGAATTTTTTAAGTTAATCGCGCCTATTGCTACGTTCCTGACGGGAACTCTTTCAGGAATTATGTTAGGATCAAAATCTACAGGAGGTAAAGACGATGGACCTACTTAAAAACTTTGGAAGTCTGATTGGGTCTGTTGCACCAACTTTGGCAACAGCCTTGGGCGGACCATTAGCTGGCATGGCAACAAAAGCATTGTCTCAGGCACTGTTGGGCAATGAGGACGGCTCTGACGATGATATTCAGGCCGCTCTACGCACTGCATCTCCTGAGCAACTTGCGTCTGTCAAAAAGATTGATGCTGATTTTAAAGTAAAAATGAAGAGCCTCGATATTGATCTTGAACGCATTGCGGTGGACGACCGTAAGTCGGCTCGGTCGATGCAAACTGAAACCCGCGATTTTATCCCAAGGCTCTTGGCGGTATCAGTGACCGTTGGTTTCTTTGCCATCCTGATTTACATGCTTGTCTATGGCTTACCAACAACAGGAAACGAGGCATTGTTGCTTCTTCTTGGAGCATTGCAAACAGCGTGGGGCGGTATCATCGCTTTCTATTTTGGCTCGTCGTCTGGTTCTCAAAAGAAAGACCAGATGATTTACAATTCCACACCCAAGGAGTAACCCATGAAAGACAACTTTGAAGAGTGCCTAGCTCATATTTTGAAATCGGAGGGGGGATTTGTGAATCACCCTAAAGACCCCGGTGGAGCAACAAATTTAGGAACCACCAAACGCACTTGGGAAGAGTGGGTAGGACACGAGGTAACAGTAGATGACATTAAAGCCCTCACAATTGCCGATGTCGCCCCGCTCTACAAAGCGCGGTACTGGGACAAGTGCCGCTGCGATGACCTCCCGCATGGGGTGGACCTTGCTGTTTTTGATCTGTCTATTAATTCTGGCCCTACTCGTGCCTCCAAGTTTCTTCAAAATGCTTGTAATGTGGTCGCTGATGGGGCTATCGGACCTGCTACACTTGCAGCGGTAGCACAGATGAACCCTCGTGAATTGGCAACTAAAATTTGCGATGCAAGACTGGCTTTCTTGCAAGCACTGCCAACATGGAGTACGTTTGGCAAAGGTTGGGGCCGTCGAGTAGCAGAAGTTGAAAAAACGGCTTTCAACATGGTTGGGTAAGAGGTCACCGTCATGGATTATGATACTTATAAAAAGCAAATCTATGTCATGGCGGGTTACACAGTCGATCCAGTAACTGGGTTGATAACTGATTATGACCAAAACTATCTGACAATTTTGCCAGAGATGATTACGTATGCTGAATTGAGAATGCAGCGTGATCTGGATTTTTTGTCTACCCAAACGTCTACGACAGCATATAGCTTGACGGCAAACAATAATACTCTGTCGATACCAACAAGTGCTTTTGTAACGCTGCAAACAATTCAAGTTAATGATGCTTCTGGTCCAACGCCGCTTTTGCCAACAACAAAATCTTTTTTGCAGAATGTTTGGCCTAATGTTTCTGGCGCAGCAGTGCCTCAATATTTTGCTGTATACGGTGGCGACAGTGCTACAGCAGGTCAAACATCTCAAAACATAATTTTTGGGCCTTGGCCTGACAGCAGTTACAATCTTACTCTGACGGGGACGATCCGTTCTGAAACTCTGTCAGACACAAATACGACGACCTTTATCAGTGTGTATTTGCCTGATTTGTTTATCATGGCGTCTATGATTTACATGAGTGGGTATCAGCGTAATTTTGGTCGAGCAAATGATGATCCGCAAATGGCGATCACATATGAAAGCCAATACAAGTCCTTGTTAATGTCAGCAACGGTTGAAGAATTCCGTAAGAAGTTTGAGGCCGCTGCGTGGTCTTCAATGTCACCTGCTCCTGTCGCATCACTCACAAGGGGATAAAACATGCCTCATGGCAGTGTAAAAATTATCCCCGGCGTTGATACGACAAGAACTCCTGCTTTAAATGAAGCTGCGATTTCTGAAACTAATTTGATTAGGTTTTTGCCGGATCGGAATGGTCTTGGATTGCCTCAAAAGTTAGGCGGCTGGGTAAGGTTTTTTAGTGGACAATTTGTTTCACCAATACGTGACCTTCACGCTTGGCAAGATTTGAATGAATTTAAATGGTTGGCGGTAGGTGCTGAATTAAGTCTAAGTGCTATTTATAATAGTACCCAAACAGTGATTACGCCAGAATTTTTATCCTCAGATGCGGCTCCTGATTTTTCAATTGGCGGTGGCCTTCTCTTAGGTGAAGGAACTAACGTCGATAATTTTATAATAACAGAAAGCACAACGCCAGCTTTGGATGGGCTTGAATTAAAAGTTGCTCAAGGCGGGAACATCGTAACAATCGTTGACGTTGGAAGCGATGTAGCTTTAACCGACATTGTCTATATTAAAACGCCTGTAGCAGTTGGTGGCGGCATTGTTTATGGAACATACGCAATTTATGCCAGAATTGATAATGATACATATCAAATTCAAGTTGCTTTTAATGCTACGGAGAATGTTGAAAATGGTGGCGCAGTACCCCTATTCAACACAACATCTTCAAGTTCATTTGTCACAGTTACATTAGCTAACAATGGTCAATCAGAAGGTGACACCGTAGCATTTTTAGTACCCACAACTGTTGGCGGAATTACAGTTTACGGGGAGTATCTTGTTTATAGCGTGATTGATGTAAACCAATTCACCATTGCCGCAACAAATGTGGCTACGTCTACAACCAGTGGGTACATGAATGGTGGGGATGTAAGTTTCTATTATTTCCTAGACCTCGGTGCTGGTTCTGGATACGGTCGTGGTGGTTACGGGCAGGGCGGCTACGGAACAGGTGGTTCTGCACGAGTCGGGACAAAAATTGAAACAACTGATTGGTATTTGGATAATTTTGGTCAAATATTAATTGCAAATCCGCATGGTGGCGCAATCTATTATTGGCAACCAAATGGACCATCTAGAACAGCTTTAGTGCTTAAAAATGCTCCCGTAGCTAATAACGGGG